CAGAACCTTCGGATTTAGTTTCTTTTCTTAGTTCCGTTTTTGATTTTGAACCGATTTCTTTTAGTTCATTTTCGAGATCTTTTAAAGTTTTATAAGAATTAATATCTTTTGATTGAAATTTTGAGGAATTCTTGTCATAGAATTTAATCGTGGGGATTAAATCATTAATACTAAAATCCTGTGTTAACTGTTTAACACACCACTCAAGGTACTTTGGATGAACTGTGTTCTCTAATTCATCAATTTCGTTTGATAAATTTGGAAACTTAACTTTAAGATCATCTGACTTTTTCTCAGAGAGAATTCTTTTAATATATTCCTGAAGAAGTGAAGAAGATCTCATTTACTTAAATATGTCATATATATTATTAATATGAAAATTAAAACATCAACACTTAAAAAATTGATTAAAGAAGTATTGCTTGAAATAAGTTCACCACCCCCAGTTCCGCCTCAGGCAAACAAAACAGTCTCTCCCGAGTCAACAATTTATATGTTTTTAACATCGCCCGGCAAGCCCACTGATTGTAGGGCCGCTCGTGATGCATTCGATAAAATTCAAGCAAACCTATCTTCAGGTGATCGTAGAGATCTTGATCATGTTATTATGATGGTTGATAGTGGTTTTTCTGGCGACGTCGATGTAGCCGGTGCCAAAGAGATTCTTAAAAAATCAAAAGCTAAAACACGCTAACATAATAATTAAGTTTGATATACTTTAGCTATCATCATCATATTGGTGTATAGTTACGAGAAGAACTATAATGACATTTATTAGCGTTAAACCAAGTGACATTGAATCATTTACGATTGTAACAAATCCACGCCGCTCATTCACGTCAAGTTCACTTGGTGTAACGGGTTCTGTAAATGTATATGCAAGACGTTCGCATACTGAAAAAGATATGCTTATAAGTCCTGCCTTTTTAGATGTGATTCACGGTGATAATGACATAAATTCTGAATTATATACATTGCAATCATCTGGTCGAACAGTTAGAAACGCTCTTAGTCGTTCATTATCTGACACTTTTGGTCCAATGATGGAAAGTTATTTACGTAAAGTAAATTCTTCATCAATAAACCTTAGAAAACAAAAAGTAATTGATATTAAACGTTTTACACCTTCATATATGTTTACAAAAAACACAATGAAGAAATTAGTCGTCAAAGATATTTTGATGAAACATTACAAAACATCTTATCCATCGGCGCACTGGGCATATACAAACTACAATTCATTAAATTTTTTCACGGCATCAAATCTTCCAACATCATCTGTTTTATTATATCCAAATATTCAAACAGACGATGCAACTTTTCATGAAGGTTATGTTAGTGGTGCATATTCATTATCAGGTGCCTTTAGTTTTGATTTTTATATAAACCCCAGATATCAACAAAATGAACCAGACAAAGAATTCAAAGCAGGAACGATTTTTCATTTATCATCAAGTTATGCCGTCTCTCTTGTTTCCGGTTCTGCAAAAGATCATAATGGAAAGTCAGTTGGATTTAGACTTAAACTTCAACTTAGTCACAGTGCTGATGTAAAACCCTCATTGGCAACTAATGGAAATTATCCAAATGATCTAATATTTTTATCTGATGATAATTCACTATCGTGGAATCACTGGCATCATGTAGTTATAAGATGGGGAACTAATCTTGTTAATAATGGCACCGGCTCATTTAATATTGATAGTGTTGATAAGGGAACGTTTGTTGTCCCATCATCATCAATAACGCCCAGATTATTTAATGCAGCAACTTTTGCAAATCCTGATGTATTGTGCATAGGTAATTACTATGAAGGAAACAATACAGGCGTAAATTCTCAAGCATATTTTTTTGCTAATGATCCATCACAACGCGATGGATTACAACAATTAATTAATGATGTTGGCGGCATTGATGAACCAACATATTATTCGTTTAATCATCCTCTTAATGCCGAACTTCACGATCTTTCAATAAAACGATATCATATGTCAGATCTGGATGTTGAAGTCTCGGCGTCTGTCGGTCCAAAATCTCTTGATAATTGGACGGCTTTCTATCTTCCAGTATTTTTTGTTCAAGATTCACCATTTAGAAAATTTGTTGGTAGTTATGGTGGAATTTTACAAACACCATTTTTTGAAGTCGATGGTGTTACAGATGATCCATTCAATGTTGCAATGTCGTTTGGCGTTGCTGGCCATTATATTAATATAGAAAATTATTTACGTGATTTTGCTTCAAACGTTTTCCCAAGAACGCATCATATGACCGGCACGGCCATTCCATATTCAACAACGGCCCAACCCGCAAACGATTTTCTATACGCTGACCCTTTTGTTTGTCGTAGAAATTTATTGATTATGCCTTGTGATGATGGATTATTTGTACCATCATATGAGTTATTAGCGTCAGAAAGTATAAATTCAAGTTATGTTGATGATCTTGGCGTTGAAGATTTAAGTCTTATTCATCTTGATGGTTTATTGTCAACATCGTCACTAATTTTTGGGGAAGATTTTACTTCAACATCATCTGGACAAACGTTTATAAACGAAGCCGTTGGATTTACACCCGAAAATCCTGGCTCAGCGCCTGGTGGATCTTATCGAAATTATATTAAAAACTTAAATCTCACAGTTCTTTCTGGTACATTTGATGCCGGAGTTCAAACAGGCGCACCATTAACGATTTATCAAAGAACCAAAGACTCATCTTCTAATCAGGTTACATTTTTTGATGTAAGTAATCTTTATTATGGAATGAGAATATTACCTGGAACGTTTGAAATGTACGATTCAAATCTATCAGGATCAAATGGTTCTATTGGAATAAAATTAAAAGACGATGGAAACGGTAACATTTATCGTGCTGATTGTTTAACAAGTGCATCAACGTGGAACTCAGTTGGAAATATATTTTATCATGAAGGAATAATTGTTATTAAGAGTCCTCACTTATTCTTTTATGGAAAAGAGCAATTTGAAATATCTCTAAAAGGTGAACAAAATATTCACTCAATGAAACTTGAGATTTTGGCCGAATCATCACACCTCAATTCCTCGTCCAATCCATCATTTATAAACCTTCCAGCCTCTGGATACGTAACCGACAAAGATCCAAATTATGTTTACATTACAAATATTAATTTTCATGATGAAAATATGAATGTTGTTATGAAGACTCAACTTGCACAACCCATTCTTAAAAGACATACAGACAAGATTTTATTTAAAGTTGGTATGGATTTTTAAATTAAATGAAAAAAACAAAAAAGAAGCGCAAACGTCATTATCATACTGGCGAATATGTTTCAATCAAATCTGGACAAATATGTAAATTTCGTTCAGGTTGGGAAAAATCATATATGGAATTTTTGGATATGTCTTTGGACGTAATTTCATGGGAATATGAAAGTATTGTTATTCCTTATGTTGCAAATAAAAAAACAGGAAAATTACGAAAATATTATCCCGATTTTTTCGTAACAAAAGAAAATGATAAATTTCTAATAGAAATTAAACCTTCACGCAGAATTCACCAAGCAAAGGTTATGAAAAAAATTAGTGCGGCGAATGATTGGTGTAACGTAAATAACGTTAAACTTTTAATTGTTACAGAGTATGAACTTAAGGTTCTTGGGCTTCTGAAATAATTTACTTAATTGTTCTAATATGATATTGTTATTATGTCATGGCAACTATCTTCGGTCTTGATATTTCAACGTCTATCACCGGCATCGCTATCCTAAAAGGAGAGACAATTATTGCCATTGATCATATTGATTTTAAAAAATGTAATAACATTTGGGAGAAAACAGATGTTGTCAAAAACAAAATCGATAATTTATCAAAACAATTTAATCTTTTCCCGGGTGAAGTCACCATCGCCGTCGAACAACCACTAATGGGATTTCAAGCAGGAATGTCAAGTGCTCAAACGATAACAACGTTAACACAATTCAATGGCATCGTTTCTTATATTGCCAGAGACAAATTTAAAATTAATCCTGAATTTGTAAGTGCAGCCCATGCAAGAAAAGTGTGTGGAATGAAGATGCAAAAAACAAAAGTTGCAGGCATGTCTCATAAAGAACAAGTTTTTAAATACATGTCAGAAAACGATCTAAAACATATTGTTTGGCCAACAAAAAAGAAATCCGATAAGCTTGTTGAATGGTCAAGAGATTGCACCGACGCTTATGTTATTGCCCGGGCATTCTATTTGATGAACAAATAAAGATTTATGGTTACAATATTACTGTGATATATTCGATAACTGATAAAATTGGATTTATAGAATCAATTTTTGGAACTGGAAAACTTGCGCGAAATTCAAAAAATTTCGATGTTAGATGTCCAATTTGTGATCCAAAAGATTTATCAAAACGAAAATTAGCAATTCGCGTCGCTGACGACGCGCTCCATTGTTGGACGTGCGGATATAAGGCACATACCCTTGCTCCACTAATTAGAAAATTTGGTACAAATCATAAATTAATTGAATATAGGGATAAGTACGCCCCGATAGATTTAAATGGAAAATCAAAAAATATTTCATTTAACGCCCCGGAAGAAAAATTATCTTTACCAAACGGTCTTAAAATGTTACCCTTCACTCCCCAAAACGATCCTGATGTGAGGCACGCTTATCAGTACTTAAAATCTCGTAACATATCTAAAGAAGATATTTGGTATTATAAACTTTGCATATCAGATGAATTTCGCTGGCGCCGCCGCATTATTATGCCATCATTTAATTCTATAGGTGAACTAAATTATTTTGTTGGCCGGGCTATTGATACAAAAAGAAAACCTAAATATGACAATCCTGATGTAGATAAATTACCAATCATATTTAATGAACTAAATATAGACTGGTCTAAACAACTTGTATTATGTGAAGGTCCTTTTGATTTAATGAAATGCACTCAAAATGCCACATCATTATTAGGATCAGATTTAAATGAACAATCGGCTTTATTCAATAAAATTTTACTAAATTCAACACCGATTGCTTTGGCTCTCGATGGTGATATGTGGATTAAGAAAACACCTAGGATTGTTTCAAAATTAGTAGAATATGATATAGATGTTGTCGTAGTTGATGTAAGGCAATGGGATGATCCCGGTCGAATGACTAAAGATGAATTTAAAGTAGCATTAGCTTCGGCGAAACATCTGGAATGGACGGATACATTTAAAGATAGGTTGTTTAAAGTGTCACAAACGTCTATGTCGGTGTAACTTGTAAAGTTATCAAGTAGGGTATAGAATTAATTATGAGTTGTAAGATAGCACATATTGCCGATATTCATATTCGTACTCAAAGTCGTCATGATGAGATTAGGATAGTTTTTTCTGAATTTGTTAAACAATGTAAACAACAAAAAATTGATCACATTTATATTGGTGGCGACATATATCATACAAAAACACAAGGAATATCTCCTGAATATATTGATTTAATGCACTGGTGGTTATCTGAATTAACGTCATATGGTGCTCAAGTTCATATGATTTTAGGTAATCATGACGGTGCCCTTACTAATCTTTCTAGACAAGATGCTATTACCCCTATAGTCAATGCCGTGAATAATCCAAATGTTCATCTTTATAAAAATAGTGGTGTTTATGAATTTACCCCCGGTTACACATTTTGTGTTTTTAGTTTATTTGATGAAGAAAATTGGTCAAAAGTTGAACCAATGCCCGGAAAGATTAATATAGCATGTTATCACGGTCCAGTTGATGGTTCGTCAACTGAAACAGATTGGGCGATTGAAAGTACGATTACTTCTAAGTTTTTTGACAAATATGATTTTGCCTTTTTAGGTGATATTCATCGTACACAATTTTTAGATTATCGTGATGTTGAAATAGAAATAAATGAAGAAGATCTACATCTTTATGAAGGTGCGGAAATTGTATCGTGAAAAATTGTTTAGTTTGTCATAAGTTGCTTAAAAATACAAAAAATTATTGTAATCGAACTTGTTATTTGTTAAAACCCCAAAAAATCAAAATAGAAAAACGTAATTG